GGTTTTTGAATCAGGTGAGGTTCAGGATATGTGTGGCGAGGATGTCTCATTCTGTCTAGATGCAAAAGAAGCAGGTTTTGAAATCTGGTGCGACCCTCAGATTCGTGTCGGACACGAAAAAACTCGGATTATTTGAGAGATTCTTAAATAAACCTTAAAAAATTTATAGACATTATAAAAACCCTTCAAAAACCGTAATAAAACCCGTTTTTTGAGCAAATTAATAATTATTTGGAGATAATAAAATGGCAACTAAAGGTAGTATTGGAAAAACTAATGCAAAAATTGAAAGAAAACCAAAACTAACAAGTCAAGGTTGTAGTAAAAATACAAAATATTCAGCAACAAGCAGTAATAAAGCTCGCAAAAAGTATAGAGGTCAGGGAAAATAGTAAATAAATAAATTTTTACTACTTACAATAGAATTGGAAAGATTTTCAATGGGAAAGCACCTTCTTTTGGAGGTATATGAAGTAGATTTTAATTTGTTAAACGATGCAACCTCTCTTCAAGAAACAATGGAGAGAGGTATTCGTCGTTCTGGGATGACTATTTTGAATATTTTTCAACATTGTTTCTTACCTCAGGGTTGTACTATTATAATTGCACTATCAGAAAGTCACGTTTCTTGTCATACTTGGCCTGAAGAAGGTTGTATAGCAATAGATGTTTATACTTGTGGAGAAAAAAATCCAAAACTAATAGCTTTAGAGATGTTGAAATATTTAAATTCATATAATTATAAAATTCGTGAGATAGAACGTTAAATAGTTGTGAGATAGAAACCTCAATAAAAGTTCTGTTTTAATCTATAAAACAGGAGCTAAAAATGTCATTTTATCAAGTCGATAGGAATAAAGACTATATGAAAAAAATGTGGGGAACAACTCAATTAATCACTGATTACAATGCAATTTCTAATCATAAAAAATTGATTCAAGAGGTTATGTATGATAAATCTCCAAATTACGATTTAAAAAAACAATCTGATCTTCACGAGATAATCAGAAATGATGAAGATTATGACGATTGGGAATATGGAACTGAACCAGCTTATGGCAAAAAGTGGTAATATTGTCTTATAGATATATAAAAGGTTATTTTACTATAGATGGCAATCACCATTTCTAGATATTTTAAAGATATTAGTTTATCTTTTGGAAGAAATCCAATAACAAATGATTTGATTTCCATCATAAATGAAGATGCAATCAAAAAATCTGTTATGAATTTGGTAAAAACTCAATTTAATGAAAGATTTTTTAATTACTTAATAGGAACTTCTGTGAATAGTTCATTATTTGAATTAAATGACACAGAAGTTTCTATTATTTTAGAAGAAGATATTAAAAATGTCTTGAGAAATTTTGAACCAAGAATCACTTTAAATTCAGTAGAAATAACTCCATTTGATGATTCTAATGAAATTAATATTCAAATTTCATATAATATAGTTGGATTACCAGTTCCAACACAAAATATAGAATTTTTACTACAACCGACTAGAATATAATGTCCTTAGCTCAATTCACAAATCTAGATTTTTCTGATTTAAGAACTCAGATTAAGGATTATCTGAGGGCAAATAGCAATTTTACAGATTTTGATTTTGAAGGATCTAATTTTTCTGCTTTAATTGATATTCTTGCTTATAATTCATACATAACTGCTTTCAATACTAATATGACAGTCAATGAAGTATTCATTGACTCTGCAACATTAAGAGAAAATGTTGTATCTCTTGCGAGAAATATTGGTTATGTTCCACGTTCTGCAAGGTCATCAAGAGCAATTATAAGTTTTAGTGTAGATACAACTGGTTTAAATTCAAAAACATTAACATTAAAATCTGGTGTAGTTGCACTTGGAGCAGCAACAAATGGAAATTATTCATATGTAATACCAGAAGACATTACAGTAAATGTTAATGATACTGGAGTAGCATTTTTTGATAATATTGAAATTTATGAAGGAGTGGTTTTATCAAAATCTTTTATTGTAGATTATTCTCAACTTGATCAAAAATTTATTATTCCGAATTCCAATGTGGATACGGATTCAATTCGTGTATTTGTAAATACGAATGTAATTGAAGAATATAAACAATATAAGAATATTTTTGAAGTCAATAAAGATTCAAAAATATTTTTAATACAAGAAGTTCTAAACGAAAATTATCAGATTTTATTTGGTGATAATATTTTAGGAAAGAAACCACAAGATAAAAGTAGCATTAAAATAACATATGTTATAACAAATGGAAAAACAGCAAATGGTGCAGCAAACTTTAATTTTTCTGGTATTTTAGTTGATAATAATAAAAATACAATTACAACTGGCATTTCTTTATTGAATACCATTCAATCAGCAGAAAATGGTGATGACATTGAACCTGTTGAATCGGTCAAATATCTTGCACCAAGAGTTTATTCTTCGCAGTATAGAGCAGTTACTGCAAATGATTATAAAGGATTGATTCCATATTTATTTCCAAACATAGAATCTGTAAATGCCTATGGTGGAGATGAACTTACTCCTCCACAATATGGAAAAGTTATTGTATCAGCAAAACCAAGAAATGGATCGTTTTTATCAGAAATTACAAAAAATGAAATCAAAACAAAATTAAAAAAATATTCAATTGCTGGAATGGATTTAGAAATTATTGATTTGAAATATCTTTATATTGAATTAAATACAACTGTTTATTATAATTCAAATTCGGTTTCAAATATTTCTGATCTTCAATCTAAAGTGTTTAACACTATTAAAAATTATTCCGAAACATCAGAATTGAATAATTTTGGTGGAAAATTTAAATATAGTAAATTGATTTCTTTAATTGATAACACTAGTACATCAATTACATCAAATATTACTAAAGTTAAAATTAGAAGAGACCTTCAACCAGTTTTAAATAAATTAGCAACTTATGAAATATGTTATGGAAATGGATTCCACGTACAAAGAATATCAGATAGTGGATTGGGATTCAATTTAAAATCTACTGGATTTACAATTAAAGACACTGCAGATATTTTATACTTAACAGATAGACCAATTGATAAGTATAATGGATCTATAATATTTTTCAAATTGGTCAATAATATACCTTTAATTGTTAGCAACTCTGCAGGAACAGTTAATTATTCAATGGGAGAAATTAAATTAAATCCTGTTATTTTCACAGGATCTGTAAGCACTAATGGAATTGAAATAGAAGTAGTTCCAGAATCAAATGATGTAATTTCTGTTAAGGACATTTATTTACAACTAAATATTCCTAGCACAATAGATATGATCTCTGATACATTATCATCTGGTGAAAACATTTCTGGAACTAATTATCCAACCACATCAAGTTACGCAAACGGACAATATACAAGATAAATGTCGGAATTTAAAACAGTAAAAATTCAATCACTTATTGAATCTCAGATTCCTGAATTTCTTAATTCGGATTATCCTCTGTTTAAAGAGTTTTTGCAGCAATATTATATTTCTCAAGAATATCAAACTGGAATTGTTGATTTAGCAAAGAATTTAGTTAAGTACAAAAGCGTTGAAAACTTTAATAATGAAACTTTTTATGGGGTTTATAACCCCTCTAGATTAACATCTGATACACTTACATTTGATGATGTTATAAACGTAACTCATACTATAGGATTTCCGGAAAAGTATGGTTTATTTAAAATTGATGACGAAATTATTACTTATACAGGTAAAACAAGTACATCATTTACTGGATGTATTCGTGGATTTAGTGGAATTGATAGTTTAGAATCTGTAGGTAATTCTCAATTTTTAGAATTTACTACTACGAATGCATCGGAACATTTATCGGGAACATCTTTATTCAATTTAAATTTAATTTTCTTTGAAAAATTATTTTCTAAATTCAAATCTCAATTTTTACCAGGGTTTGAAGGAAGAGACGTATATTCAACCCTAAATTTAGAAACAATCTTATCAAGAGCAAAGGATTTTTATATTTCAAAAGGAACAGATGTTTCATTTGAAATTTTATTTTCTGTTCTTTTTGGAGAAAAGATTCAGGTAGTAAAACCAAAAGATTATGTTTTAAGACCATCAGATAATAATTATTTTTTAACTAAAAATATTTTGGTTGAAAAAATTAGTGGTGGAAATATTAATGAACTTAAGGGTAAAAATTTATTTCAAGATATTCCAAACATAGGAACAGCGAGTGCTTCAGTATATAATGTAGAATATAGACCAGTAGGAAAAAAAGATTTTTATGAAATTTCTTTGGATTCCTCATCTTTTGTATATGAATTTAATACTACAAAAAAAACTAATGTATTAGAAGATGTTTCCGCTGGATCTACAACAATTTTTGTAGATTCCACTGTTGGTTTTAGCAATAGTGGATCATTCTTTGCTTTTTCTTCTGATAATAGCACTCCAATTGAAATATATTATACCGATAAAACTATTAATCAATTTTTTGGTGTTACTGGACTTATAAAAGATTTAAAATTTGGTGATAAAATTGTAGAAAATAACTTTTTATATTCATATTTGGACGATGGTTCTTTGATTAATTTACGTTTATTGAATGTAATCGGAACTGTAGATTATTCCAAAACTACAAAAATAAGAGTTGGAGATAAAATTTCACTATCTACTTTTGGAACAGATTTGAATGATAAATTTCAAATGAATAGTTGGATTTATAATATTCCAACTAAACATCAAATTGATTCAATTTTTGGTCCTTCTGGATCAAATAATCTTGTAACAATAAAATTAAAAGATAATGTTAAATTTAATTTAGATGAAACTATTCTTCTTATTAATACAAATAATCAAGATGATGTTCCACTTTCTGTAAAAATTGCAAAAATAATATCAAAAAATACCATACAAGTACAAACAAATTCTGATATTTCTGGTAAGAATTTAATTTCAAAAGTAATTACAAAAGGAACTAGTTTTAATAATATTTTCCCAGAAGTTTTATCTTTAGAAGCAGGAATACAAAATACTTATTCTGACTATAATTTTGATAACTTTTATGTTGCATCTTCAAGCATTCCAAACTATGAAATAACATCAAATATAAACAAAATAAAATTTGTTAGTTCTTCTGGGACCGTTGCGAACACAGCAATTCCTCATAATTTTGAAACGGGAGAAAGAGTATATTTTAATTCTGCAACAAATGATAAAAATTATTTAATATCCCAAAAATATTATGTAAAAAAAATATCTGATACTTCACTTAGTTTATCATTCAATCAAAGTGATCTTTTTTCTAAAACTTATATTGATTTTTCAACTTATAATAAACTTTCATTTTTGCCAGAAGAGTATATAATAAAAAATAATTATTATAATGAATCTAAAGATATTTTAAAATCAATAACTCATCAAAAATTACTTAAGAAATTTAATATTACCAAACAAAATAATTTATTTTCATATGATGTAGATTCTCGCGCAAAGGGTCGTCCAGTAGGATTGGCTGTAAATGGAGTTGAATTATATTCTCCAACAGTTTTTAATGAAAGTATTTTTTATGGAAAAATTGATAATGTCAATGTCCAAAGAAAGGGATCTGGATATGATGTAATTAACAAACCAAAAATTTCAATAACCGATTCTATTGGATCTGGTGCAAACGCAACGGCAAATGTAACTGGATATGTAAAAGAAATTAAAATTATTTCTCCAGGAATTGGATATCAAACAAAACCAAAAATTACTATAGAAGGGGGAAATGGATCTGGTGCAATATTAGAATCTAATTTAATAAAAGAAAAAATTAAATCCTCATTCAAAGGAAATAAAGATGGTGTTGATATTAATAATGATATTATAACTTTTTCTGATAACCATTATTTTGAGCACGGTGAAGAAATAGTTTATACATCTAATAGTAACGTTGGAATAATTTGCAGAGAAACAATTAATTTAAATAATATAATAACTTATAAAGATTCTATTTTAGTAGATAATTCATCCTATTTTGCAGGAAAAGTATCAGACAATCAAATTAAACTTTATAATAGTTACAATGATGCTTTAAGTGGAATTAATACGATTGATATAGTTGGAGTTAGTACAGGAATCCACAATTTTGCAACTTTAAATTCAAAAAATACAATTAATAGAATTTATGTTAAAAATCCTGGAAATGGATATTCAAATAAATCTATTAAAATTTCTAGTGGTATTAATTTTTATGATAATTATATTTCTGCAAACGGGCATAATTTTTCTGATGGTGATATTGTCGTATATTCATACGAAGGAACTTCAATTGGAGGATTATCAACTAGCACTCAATACATTGTAACTACAATTGATGAAGACAAATTTAAATTATCTGAAGCAGGAATTGGAACACAATTTACAAGAGATAATTATATTAATAGAGAATATGTTAGATTTTCTTCTCCTGGTAGTGGGAATCATATTTTTTCTTACCCAGAAATTAAAATTAAAATAGAGGTAACTCCTGGAATAAGCCAAACTTCTATTGTTTCTCCTGTTTTAGAACCAGTAATTATTGGATCAATTGATAGTGTATTTTTAGAATCTTCTGGTATTGGTTATGGAACATCAGAAATTATAAACTTTCATAGAAGACCATTAATAATTATTGAACCCCCTTCTTCAGAAGCATTAATAGCACCAATAATTTCAAATGGATCTATAGTTGATGTTCAGATTTTAAACTCAGGAAATAGATATGGAAATGATGTTGATATAATTGTATATGGAAAAGGAAAATTTGCAGAGATTCTTCCAGTAATTGAAAATGGAAAATTAACTTCTGTTAAAATTTTAAATCCTGGTGTTGGTTATGACAAAAAAACTACTCTTAAAGTAACTCCTAGAGGATCTGGGGCATTATTTGAAGGGAATATATTTGAATGGAAAATAAATCAAGTAGTAAAAAATAAATTATTAATTAAATCGGATGATAATTTTATAATTCCAAGCGAAAGCAATGATCTTGGATTAAAAGTTATTAATTTTTATGCATCAAAAGATCTAAGAAAAAAATTACAGGATAATATAAATCCAGATGATTTGACTGAAAATAATCAAAATAAACAATCTCCAATTTTAGGATGGGCATATGATGGAAATCCAATTTATGGGCCATATATTAAAGACGGGTCTTCATATAGAACTATAAAATCTAGTTATAGTGATCCAATTAAACAAGATGCTTCATTGAGACCTTCAAAATTTGATTCTGGTTATTTTATACAAGATTATCAATTCAATAGAGAATATGGAGATTTGGATGAATATAATGGAAGGTTTATAGAAACGAATGAATTTCCAGATGGAACTTATGCTTATTATTTTACAATAAATGATTTAGGATTTCCTGCTTATCCTTACATTATTGGAGATAATTTCAAAGATACTCCTATAGAAAATAATTTTAACAATTCATTTAATCAAAATAGTGATTTAATAGATTTAGATATTATCAGAAATGTAGGACCATATTATATAAATTCTCCAACTTCTGAATATGATTTAATTGATAAAATAGATCAGAATTATAAGCAAGATTTTATTGTTAAAAAAACCTATCCAGCAGGAATAAATTCTATTACAATTTATTCTGAAGGAGATGGTTATAAAACTAATGATCAAGTAGTATTTGATAATACTGGAACAAACGGAACATCAGCATCTGCAATTGTTGAAAGAATTCAAGGAAAACCAATTTCCAATATAGTAATTGGAATATCTACTTTTAATGATACTTATTTCTATAATAGATCTAATGTAATTTTTGCTAATACAACAATACCTCATGGATTATTGAGTAATGATAGAGTTTTAATAGCATCAATTTCTGATGTAAATTTTTCTTCTTTAAATGGATTTAAAAAAATTCTTGTAGATCAGAAAAAAGTTGGTTTAACATCAGATATTCAAGATGTATCATTAACTGGTATTTCAACGTATATTTTAGTTAATGATATTTCTGGATTTAAAATAAATGACTTGGTTAAAATTGATGATGAGGTATTAAGAATCACAAATATATCATCAAAGCAATCTAAAATTTATGTTAATAGAGATCAAAATTATACTGGAATTCATACTGCTGGAATTTCTTCAGTAACTCTTCTTCCTACTGAATTTAAATTTATTGTTGATGATATAAAATCATATTCACAAAATAATACAATTACTTATTTTGATCCATATTCTTCTGTTGGTTATGGAACAACAGGAGTTAATTATATTGATTTTAATGGACAAAATAATTATATTCCACCAAAAAGAATTTATATCCCAAATCATAATTTTTACACAGGACAATCATTAACTTATAGTGTTGGAATTGGAGGTAACGGAGATGGAATTTCAGTTTCAAATACTGGAATTGGGCAAACTTTTAAATTGAAAGATAATCAGATAGTTTATTCTGTTGTTTTTGATAAAGATTATATTGGAATTTCAACACTTGGATTTACTACTTCAGTAGGAATTGGATCTAATTTAAATTCTTTATATTTTATTCCTACTCCTTATATTGGATTTGCTCATTCTTTAACTACTAATTATAATTCAGTAACAGGAACAATAGAAAATTATTTTGTAAATGTAACAACAGAAAAAAATCATCAATTATTAACTGGTCAAAATATTAAATTTAATTTATTCCCAAGTTTAACAGAAACAATTTCTTTTAGGTATGACAGTAATTTAAGAAAAATTACTTCAGAATTAATTAATTTTGATTCTTCAATTTTTGGTATAAATCTTAATACATCTGAAATACAAATAGGAGATAATAAATTAAATACTGGAGATAAAATTGTATATTATAGTAATGGAGACACTGCAATTGGAGGTCTTGAAGATAATCAAACTTACTTTATTCTCAAATTAAATCCTTATACTATCAAACTTTGTAAGTATGAGTATGATACTAAAATTGGCAATTTTATCAAATTGTCTTCAACTAGTAGTCAAACTCACTCTATTGCTCTAATTAATCCACCATTTAATGTAACCAAAGGAAATAAAATCAATTTTGATTTAACTGATCCAACTCTTAATAATTTTAAATTAATTTTATATAAAGATAAAAATTTTAATCAGGAATTAGAAACTTTTTCATATTTGAGTTATAGTTTAGATACGCAGAAAATAAATTACCCATCTGAAATTTATTATAAATTCTATCCTCTTTTGACTGCTACGCCAGAAGAATCTCAAATTTCTTATGATGACGAGGTAAAAAATAGAAATGAAATTATAATAAGAAAAAGCTTGTATAATAAAGAATATGATATTATTTCAATAGATGAGAATAATTTTAAAATAAATTTATCAATTAAACCCGAAAATACACTTTATTCTATATCAAGTGGAATAAGTTCTATATTTTATGATACAAATTCTGCAACTGCATCTGGACCTATATCAAAAATAAACTTAATATCTAAGGGAAGAAGTTATTCTAAACTTCCAAAGATTACATCAGTTTCTTCTAATTCTGGAACTGGAGCAGTATTATATGCAAACTCAAATTCAGTTGGAAAAATAGATTATTTAGAAAGAGTTAAAGATGGTTTTGATTATCCAACAGATAAAACACTTAAATCTTATTTGAGTGTTCCTGCTACTGCACAGATTAAAGATATATCAAGAGTTGATTATGTTGGGATTATCACTGGAGGGAAAGGATATAACGTTCCTCCAATTCTTAAAGTTATTGGCAATAATAACATTAAATTGTCTTGCACTTTAAAAGGTGGGTCTGTAAATTCAGTATCAATTGATAAAAATACAAATGATTTATCCAATCCTTTACCAATTATTGCAACTAGGAATTCAAACGGATATGACATTAATGCTATTGATGTAAATGGAAATGAAATAACAATTGAATTAATTAATAGTGATAATCAATTATATCCATTAGCACCAAATACTTATGGTGGAAATCAAAGCAGTTTTCCTTTTGAAGTTGGAGATGAAATTTTTATAGAAAGATGCATTGTCACAGACAATACAAAATTAAATTTTAATTCAGTAAATCATAATTATAAATTTTTCACCATAACAAGTGTAAATCCTATAAATTATACAATAACATATGATATAACGGATTTAGGAATTAATCAATCACAAACTCCTTTTGGGGAATATAGCCTTAATTTTGGATATGGATATGCAATCAATAAAAAAGATATGGCAAAATTTGAAATGGTTATTATTGATGATTTGTCATATACATCAAAGGAAAAAGTATATGGTTATAACAAATCTGGTATTGTTTTTTCCGCAACTGTTATGGAAAATGGTTGGGACAATGATATAAATGAATTGAGATTAATTGATTGTTCTGGAGAATTAAAAGAAGGATATAAATTGCAAGGACAAATATCTAAATTAAATGGAACCGTAATAAAAGTAAATCAATTCAATTTAGAGAGCATATTATCAACAACAAGAGACAAAATAATTTATTCTAATGATAGAAAAGGATTATTAAATGATTATCAACAAAGAATTTCTGATAACAACTATTATCAGAAGTTTTCATATGCAATTAAAGGGCAAATTTCTTATGATAAATGGAAAGAACCAGTTAGATCTTTGGTGCATCCAGCTGGATATAAAGAATTTTCAGATCTTAATATAATTGGTATTACAACATCTGGACCAGTAGATGCTGGGATTGCAAAATCTTCAAATATGAAGCCAATAACATCTTCTGATCTTTCATTATTGGTTAATATTGATAACAGCATTTCTATGCAAACAAAACACAATTTTGCTCTTGCAATTGATGAATATCAAGAAAGTGATGGATCTGTTGAAAGAGTTCAAATAATAGGGGAAGATCTTACACCTTATATTTTATCAAAAACAAATAAAGTAGTATTAGTTGATGATATAAGTAATCAATTTAATGGAATTAGCAGTTCAACTCAAGGAGGAACCATTGTAGGATTGAGTTCATTTAGTCTTACTAATACAAAATCGGGAATTAAATATCCATTATTTTATAGAGAATTTGATAGCTCAAATGGTATTACTACAACGGTATATTTAAATAACAATACTTTCAATATTGGTAATCATAATTTTCAAACTGGGCAGAATATAATTTATTCATATGAAAATGGCACTCCAATTGGAATAGCAACAACTTCAGTTGTAGAAAGCTCACAAATAATTCAAGTTGTTTCTGGAAATACAGCATATCTTTCTGTTGCTTCTTCTGAATCAAACATTCTTATGGATGTTGGTGGAGGAGAATATGGAGGAGCAATATATGAAAATGGATACAATATAGCAATCAGCACTACAATATCTGGAATTTCATCAATAATTCCATCAAGTGCGTCAAAAAATGTATTTTATGGATATGGGCATCCATTTCCACAAAATTCAACAAGTGGCATAGGAACAGATGCAAAATTTAGCGTTTTTATTGTTTATAACAATACTGGAACTCCAATTTCAACTTCAATTATACTAAATGATGGAGGAAGAGATTATCTTGCTGGAAATACAGTTTCAATCTCTGGAACTTATATTGGAGGTTCAACTCCAGCAAATGATTTATCTTTTACTGTATCAAGAATTTCAAGCAGCAAAATACCTGGACAAGCAAATCAAATCTATTCGGATCTTTCAGGAACAACAGTTGTTGGACTTGGAATTGGAGCATCATTTACAGTTTCCAGAGATAGTTTTGGATCTGTAAGTTCTGTAATAGTAACAAAAGGAGGAGTTGGATATGCATTAACTGATCAAATTGTAATATCTGGATCTGATATTGGAGGTTCAACTCCATTGGACAATATTTATTTAAGTCCTACTATTTTAGGAACAGATATTCTTCCAAAAAATCTATATGTTAAAAAATTAGATGATAATTATTTTAAAGTTTCTGGATTATCAACAACTGTAAGCAATTCATTGGATTTAACAACCCTTGGTGCTGGAACTCATTCATTTACTTTATCCAATCCAAATGAAAATTCGTTTATTGCAATTAATAACATTATTCAAAATCCTCCTTATTATAAAGGATTATATTTAGATTTGGTAACTCCAGTAGGAATAGCATCCACAGAAATATACTTAAAATCTGGCATTTCTTCAATTACTGGTTTTAATTTTATAAAAATTGATAATGAATATTTAAAAATTATAAGTATTGGTATTGGTTCAACAAATGTAATTAATGTTGAAAGAAATTATCTCGGAACTAAACAAGAAGATCATAGTTCCGCACAACAAGTTTCAATAATGGAAGGTGATTATAATATAATTAAAGATGTATTATACTTATCAGAACCACCATATGGAAAAATTTCTTATGAGGATGCATCAACATCTATAGTTGGTGTAAATACAACTTTGTATGCCAAATCTATATTCCAAGGAAGAGTATTTTCAAGAGAATTTGATTTAGTTCAAGCATCTAATGATAAAAATATAATATTAGATGATATTTCTTTACAATTCACTGGTCTTGATAACATAATTGGGATTTATAGTATTAATTTAGATTCTAATTACTCAAATGTAATTAGTGGATTAACAACATCATCATTACTTATTGGAGATGTTGTAAATCTTGAATTTACAAATAATCTGTTAATAAATACAAATACTGTAATAACATCAATTGGCAATAATTTTGTAAAAATACAGCCAAATCATAACGTTTTTAGTGGAACTGCGACAACTTCAATTATAATAACCAGAAATAATTATCCTTTAACTACAAATTCAAATACAGTAGTTGGATTATTTACTGATACAAATAGTTCAATTGATATAAATAACAATCCATTAATATTCATTAATAATGTTTTGCAGGTTTCTGGAAAAGATTTTCTAATTGATACGCCAGGAAATAATACTATAAAATTTATCGGTGGAACAACAAATACAGGTAAAATTTCAAAAGTAGGAATTACTACAGGATATGGATATCAACCTCTTGTAGGAGCTTCAGCAACTGTTTCTGTGTCTGTTTCTGGAACTATATCAAATGTATATCTAACTGGGTATGGATCTGGATATAGACAAAATCCCATTATTAGTATTGCATCTTCTATTGGCTCTGGTGCTATTATTTCTGGAACAATAGGTCTTGGTGGAACAGTAAATTCTCTTACAATCGTAAATGCTGGATCTGGTTATACAACAACGTCAATACCAAAAGTCATTATTGATAGACCTGCTGATTATAGCAATCTTTCTCTTTACTATAAAAATGGATTAGGAGTTGGAACAGAAGCTAAAATTAATGTAAAAGTTGGTAATGGTTCTAGTATTACCCAATTTGATCTAATTAATCCAGGGAAAGGATATAAAGTTGGAGATGTTTTGGGAGTAATTGGGATTACAACAAATCCAACTGTTGGAATTGGATTTAGCGAATTTATACTTACAGTGACTGAAGTTATTTCTGACAAATTCTTTGGGTATTATCCAGGACAATTTATACAATTTGATAATATATCTCCATATTTTAATGGATTTAAAAAGAGATTTTCACTGACAGTTACTGAAAATAATAAAATAAGTGTTATTTCATTAAAATCTTCTTTAGGATCTGATTTAAATATCAACAATAATATTTTTATTTTCGTAAATAATATATTACAAGAACCTGGAGTTGCGTATAATATACAGGGTTCTAGAGTAATATTTACAGAACCACCAAAAACAAATTCTACTTGTACTATTTTATTTTATAGAGGATCTAATCGTGATGTTGAACAAGTTAATCCTCCATTAACAATAAAAGAGGGAGATTTAGTTCAAATTAATAAAGATCAATATCAACCATTAATTAAATCTCAATTTGAACGAATGGTGAAAAAAATAATTTCTGTTGATGAATTTGATACATTTACTTATGATAGTTTTGGAATTGATCTTTTAACTTATAGACCTTTAGATTGGACAAAACAAACTGAAGATAGAATTATAAATGGTGTTTTATATACTAAATCAAGACCCGGACTTCACTCAAAAATAACTCCAACGGCACAAATAATTAAAAAAGTATTACCATCAGATACAAGCATTTATGTTGATAATGCTTTTCCTATATTTTCTGTTGTTGATCAGTTATCTTATTCAAATAATAATATTACTATTGTAGAAAATCGTAATATTTCACCAGCTTTTGGAACAGCATATGTTTCATCTGCTTCAACAATATCAAGTATTTCAATTTCATATCCAGGAACTGGATATGTAAATAATCTTTCTCCCTCAGTAAAAATATCTTCTTCTAGTTTGTATCAAAAAGATTTGGTATATAATTGGAACCCAACAATTGGGATAAACACATATAGCAATTTTAAATCAATAACAAATGGAAACATATTAGTATCTGTCGGTCAAGATGAAATAATTTCCAATAGTGTAGATGGAGAAAAATGGAATTTTGATAAAATTGGCACCACATCTTTAAATTCTATAGATGTTGGTGGTCCTATTGGTATTGCAAACTCATTTGTTTATATGTCTGCTGGCAATAACGCAACTATTATAACTTCTGTGGGAATAGGTACTACAATATCTTCTTGGAGTTCTTGTATCTTACTTGATGTCCAAAGTATTAATTTCCAATTAGTTTATACTCCATCTTCCTATATTGATAATTTTAATTCAATTTCATATTCAAAAACAAATAATTCTTGGATCACTGTCGGAAATAATGGTGCCATTTTTTATGGTTCTGGAATATCTACAAATACATTCATAAATTATTCACTAATAACCATTTCAAATAATTTGAATTCAGTAACAAACAATCAATCAAAATTTGTAGCAGTTGGGGATTCTGGAATAATTTTATACTCAATAAATGGTACAATATGGAATAAGGCAGTAGATGCTATTTTAAATAATTTTACTTCCAATAATTTATATAAAATAATTTGGTCAGGAAACAAATTTATTGCAGTTGGGGATAATGCGACTATTTTGACTTCAACTACTGGAGTATCTGACTGGTCTTTAGTGAGCAATTTAAACATTTCTGATAACTTTAGAAATATCAAATATTATAATGGATCATATTACATAATAAATGATTTGGGAAATGCATACCAATCGTATGATTTGTCAGTTTGGTTGCCAATAAATACACAACAAATTCAAGAAATTGTAGATTTTTATTACTCTCCTTCTTTGGGAGAAAATGGAAGAATAATAGCAGTTGGATATGCTGGAACTACAATTTATTCAGAACCAGAATTCCATTATCCGATTTTTAATGCAAATATAATTGATGGATCAATTTCA